TTTCTCTAGTGTGTAGTGTGTTGGGGCGCAGTTTTGATTACCTAGTATAACTTGCGGTTAAATTCCTAGAACCTAATTTATTTTGAATCGGTAGGATATCCGATTGTCTTAGTCACTCGCAGGAGAAGCGACCATTCATTGTCACGCTGTCCCAAGTAGGTTCAGCGAGAACGTCGCGAGGATTGCCGCAGAACAAAACTGTTCCGCCTTGAAGCTCAACGTTCTTGGCGAACACGTCAGCAGCGGCTTGAGTGCGGAAAGTGCGGAAGTTCCAAACGTTGTTTTTGTTGTTGAATTCTACGTTAAACATGTTATTACCTTTTGTAGTAGTGTTGTTGTTATGTCTTTATTATACTATAGTTATCGGAATTGTCAAGAGCAATCTTGAGTTATTTTAGAAAAACTTTCTAAGATTGTCGATTGCTTTGATAACGTCTCGCACGCATTGGCGAAACTCATCGCTCCAATAATCGTTGTCGTATGCTACCAATTCGTTGCTGATTTTGTTCATCATTGAGAGGATGATGCGGCTTGTGATTTTGCTGTTCTTAGTTTGCATTGTGTTTACCTTAGTAAGTGTTGTGTTTGTTATGTCTCCCATTATACATACTTATCGGCATTTGTCAATAGCTTTGTGCAGTTATTCTAGAAGTTTTTGCAAAATAAATACATATCGTCGTAAGTCGTTGTCAGATAAGGACTTACGTATGTCGGGGCAGGGTGGGGTTTTAACTTGTAAGACTTTATCTGTGATGTGTGTGTTTTTTGTGGGGGTGGTTTAGACACAATCACCCATATATAAGTATATGTATTACCCAAACCTCACGAATCAGCCCTCTCGCTCCGTCTTGACATTGCGACACAAGACACATTTATATTTAGTTTTCGTCATCTTTATGAAGACCTTCGTCCCGCACATCTTGCATACTTTTGAGTCTATCACAACTCTTTGAGACGATTTCTTGTTTTTCTTCGTCATTACAATTACTCCATATTCTAAGCTCGCGCACCGTTCTGCCGCATCCTACGCAGATGCCATCAGTATTTAAGCCGCAATGTCTTGTACAAGGCGATTGAACCATTATTATTTCCTGCTAACTATCCCAGTGTTTATATTTATTTCTGTCCTTTTTTCTTTTCTTCCAGCCCCTTTTTCTGTCTTTTGGATCTTTCCAGTTTCGATAAGATTTACTATTTATTTTACCACGTTTCTTCATTATCAAGTCGGTCAATCTGCTATTGGCTTGTTCAAGAGAAACTTTTACTGTTGAACCCTTCACTTTTTTAAATTCTATTTTTTCATGACATCTGCCACAAAGCGGTATCATATTGTTAGTGCTTTCGCCACTTAAATTTTCTTTATTGTAATCCATGTGGTGAATTTCTAAATTTTTCTTACAGCCACAAACATAACACTGCCCTCCATGCTCTTCTATAACTTTTGGTTTTATTATTTCTTTCCATAAATCACTTTTTAGATACTGATTGTAGTGAGAATACCCAAGCTTATGTAAAATCTTGTCTCTTTCTATATTTGGTTGATACCTGTAGTTCATTTTTTCTCCTGTTTATAAACCCCTAGCTTTTATCCTACCAAGCAAGCCACTAGCCGCCTCGTAGGATATGAGATACCTATTAGTGAGCCACCAACCAGACGCTTGCTTGGATTTGATCCTTGGGTGAGAGCTATCAACTCACAACTAAGCAATTTATACTTAATTTTTTATTACTAAAACCGTTCGTCTGCCAAATGTATCAGGCGCGGGTAACACCTGAGTCCAACCCCTAACCATCCTTAATAATTTTTATATCTGGCCTTCACCGTCCAAGCGCCACGAACAGGACAAATTTTTTACGTGACAGCGTTATATACTAATTACTAATTCTAAGTATCCGTAGACACATTCATTTACCAATAATACCCTTTTGTAGCCTAATTTTCAAGATTTTTATGTAAAAAGCCGTCTTGGTGTATATTATATATGTAAACAGATACCATTCAAATAGGAATTGAAATGAACAAGACCGCAAAAGCATGTAAGGCCACTCTCTGCTGTAAAGCAACTGCCGCTCTGAAGAAGGCTGTGGCCGAGGAACTAGAGAAGGAAGACAAGCCCCTACAGGAATTACTGGATGACCAGCAACCCAAAGACGAGAAGTAATTACTTTTGCTGCGCTACCGTAGCAGAACAAGATATTATTCTCTCAGACATAGCCACTCTTAAAGATGTACCTTGTCCTTACCAAAGATATATAGATCTTATGGTAGATAACTGCATCCTATCTAATTTTCAACCAAGTGAGCTATTCTTTTATGAAATGGTTGAATATAAAGATGGCCCTCGTCAACCAGACAATGAGCTTCAGATAGAGCGCGGTATAGGATGCGTAGAACTTGTTGATGGAGTACCCCACCTAAATAGAGTCACTCCTCTATCTTCTATAGACGGTCCTATAACTAGACATGTAGAATTCACAGATAATAAAAAACTATTTGTACAAACATATATACCTAAAGACTATATAGAACTATTCTCATCCCCCAATACTATATTAGCCACAGAAGTCGCAGGATGCCCCTCTCCTGTCGAGCTACAAGACCACACGCTACTTGGCCGTCTAAACGGTACAATCCAGTCCATTGACCAACAAGAGCTATGGTCCCTCCTCTTAAAAAATACCAAAAAACCCGTCCAAGGCATGATCAGGTTCAACAAGAAGAAGAAATGCTTTGAAGGATACGACGGAAAAGACTGGCGGCCATTACTAATGGGGGGAAAATGAAAATACCATCTAACATGACAAAGGAAGAGGTTACAGAGGTCATACAAAAAGTCTGCGAGCGTTCTGCGCCCAAATATACATTTTATGGATATGAAGCCAAGGACATGATCCAAGAAGCTAATATCATATGCATAGAGGCTTTAGAGAGGTATGATGAGAAGCGGCCTCTTGAGAATTTTCTAGCGGCCAATTTGAGTAATAGATTAAAGAATTTTGTGAGGGACAATCATTTTGTGGCTTGTAGCGACGAAAATCGTGCAAAGGTTTATCAGCCAGCGCAGCTAGATAATGATAACAGTGTACAACACTGGATAGACGTAAGACTTCACTGGCTAGACCAAATTGACCAAGACCAAATATTTGGCATTATTGATAAAGAACTGCCAGCTGGTATGCGCCTTGATTATTTAAAAATGCAAAATGATGTATACATACCAAAATCGAGGCGTGAGGAAATAGTGGAAAAAATACAGGAGATCTTAGAAAGCTATGGATACTATGAAGAAGGGCAGGATCTCTAAGAAAGAAGAGTCCTACATAAAAGAAAATTTAGAAGCTGGACATGAGAAGCTGGCGGGCGATCTAAACAGAGACCCAGACAGCGTTCTTGAATTCATTCGTCGCAAGGTTGTTAGTGGCGATTTCAAGAATCCTTCGTGGCTTGATGCGTACGATCCACAGAAACAGGCTGAGTATGAACTTACAATACGGCCATATTGGAACGAGCTAAAAAAGCAATTCACAGATGAAGAACTACAGCTTTTCAAATACCACTGGTCAAGGGTGGTTTCTCAATTTAAAGATGATGTCACACCTACAGAAGAAATGCAGGTAGTGGACCTTATCAAATTAGAGTTGCTTATGAATAGATCTCTTGAGGGGAACAAGACAAACATACAAGAGATATCACGCTTGGAGACCATGCTAGAGTTAGAGAGATCGCACTCTAGAGAGGCGCAAGACGCAGACTTGATATTCAACATGGAAAGGCAAGTGGCCTCTTACAAAGCCTCTCAGGAGTCTCTAAATAAAGATTACAGAGAACTGCAAACCAAGAAGAACTCTATGCTCAAAGAAATGAAGGCGACAAGAGAACAGCGCGTAAAAAGATTAGAAGATAGCAAGCATAATTTTACCAGTTGGCTTACGCATCTTGCGACAAACCCAGAGTTGACACAGCAGTATGGCGCAATGATGGAAAAGATGAGGTTGTCTATGGAGAAAGAAAAGGAAAGGCTTTCTAAATTCCACAAGTATACAGATGAGTCCGTAGATCAACCATTTCTTACGCCAGATACAGTGAAGGACTAATGAGAAAAATAGGAATAGCAATTGTAGCGACTAACGCATACTTTGTTCTTGGAATAAAGTTTATAAAAAGGTTCTATCATTTCTATAAAGGCGATGATCAAGTAACGTTTTTCTTTTTTTCAGATACAGATCCAAGCGGTTATCTACAAGACTCAATAGATATAGAGTATTATCACGACCAACACTCCGACTGGGTTGAGGGTACAAACTCTAAATTTAAAAACATAATGAAATTAAAAGACAAAGATGTTGATTACATTTATTACTTGGACGCTGACACAAGTGTAAATTCAAACTTTGATATGTCTAATTTAATTGGCGATCTAGTTGGAGGTGAACACTACGGAAATAGAGACTGGATGAAAGACTCAAAACCCTTTGATAGAAACCCAGTTTCCAAAGCTTATGTACCCGAAGATACAGATTTACCACAGATGTATTACTATGGCGCTTTCTTTGGTGGACAGAAAGATAAATTTATAGAACTATGCGAACTACTCAGAGAGTGGCAACTAGAAGACAGAAAAATACCTCACGAACCACCGTGGAATGACGAGAGCTACTTGAATAAGTATTTTCACTACAACGAGCCACATGTTGTAAAAACAGAAATGTTTCCATTTTTGGTCAGTGACAAATCTGGGATAGGCTACACAAGAAGTATGACACTAGACACGTCTTCTATAAAAGAACAATTAAGACAACATAAAAACAAATTAATAAACATAAGTGGCGAAAAGGTGCTGGTAGATGAGTAAATTTTCGGATTCATATATTCATTATATCAACTCTGAAAATCCTAGCTTCAATGCCAAGCGAGAGTTGATGGAAGAAAAATTAACAAACTTAGGATTACCATACGAAAGAGTTGCTGTCCCAGTTCAAGATGGTATTGCTACTGTAAACATAGTTTCGGGCGCACACAGGCGAGCCGCACAGCTTGCAATAGACTCAAACAAGTTTCCACTTTTAATACTAGAAGATGACGTTGAACTTTTGCACGATTTTCCGTTTGACCTAGAGATAAATAAAGAGGCTAAATTAATATACTTTGGATTAAGTTTACATGATGCTGGACAAGGAAGGCTTGAACTTACGTCACACGACGATGAATACTATAGAGTTAAGAATTCACTAGCTGCGCACGCTATATTAATACCAACGCGCGAGTCTGCGGAATACTACATAAATTTATGCGACAGATCAATAGATATAACCAACTGGCACGACAAGGAGCTAGCATACGACTCGCAAAAAGAATTATTTTTAACACCAAAAAGAGGTCCAGTGTTTTTTCAAACAGATGGACATACTCGACCAGTGACAAATTTTGACACAAAGGACTTTGTAATAGAATAACACAACCGCAACTTGGAATCACAAACTTCTGGATTCGTGCGAGACCTTCGGACATATAAGCACACATAAATAATATTGTATTTCTTTTAGAAATAAATTAATAAAAAGGAACTTTAGGAATATGAAAAAAGCAATCATCTTTGGGATAACTGGACAAGACGGCAGCCATTTAGCAGACTTGCTCCTAGAAAAAGAATATCAAGTAATTGGCGTAACAAGAAGAGTAAGCGTTGACACCACTTCTAGAATTAAACATTTAGTAAATCATGAAAACGTAACAATAGTAAGTGGAGATATTACTGACGCACACTCTGTAATAAACATTTTAAAAGACCACCAAGATGCCGCAGAAGTATATAATCTTGCTGCGCAAAGTCATGTTGCCGTATCCTTTAAACAGCCAGCACTTACTTGGGACATAACGGGAAAAGGTTGTTTAAACATCTTACAAGGCTTAACTGATCTCCAAATGACAAATACTAAATTTTACCAAGCGAGTAGCAGTGAGATGTTTGGTAGTAATTACGACACAAGATCGCAAGACAACGATTTTGACAGCAGATTACCTGTAGAAAAGTACCAAAACGAGGAAACTAAATTCCTTCCTCAAAGCCCTTATGCCATTTCCAAATGTGCCGCCCACTACATGACAAGGCTTTACAGAGAGGGCTATGGCTTACACGCTAGCGCTGGCATATTATTCAACCATGAAGGACCAAGACGTGGTGAAAACTTCGTTACTAGAAAAATTACTAAATGGATTGGTGATTTTATTAAATGGTGTATCACTAATGATGTATCTCCAAAAGGACTACATGACCTATTAACCAATGACAATGAAATATACATCACAGAAGGATTGAAATTTCCAAAACTAAGGCTAGGAAATCTTGATGCATACAGAGACTGGGGTTTTGCTGGAGACTACTGCGAAGCTATGTGGATGATGCTACAGCAGGACGAGCCAGATGACTATGTGATTTGTACGGGAGAAACCCACACGGTAAGAGAATTTTTATCCATAGCCTTTAACTCTGTTGGAATAAAAGAGTGGGAAGACTTTGTAGTTGTAGATCCAGAGTTTTATAGGCCAGCGGAAGTAGATTACCTAAGAGGTGATTGCTCAAAGGCCAAAGAAAAACTAGGGTGGACACCTAAACATACTTTTGAAGATTTAGTCAAGATGATGGTTATGAGGGATTTATCATGACAAGAAGAGATTTTAACGACCCAATTTACAGAGACTGGAGGAATAAAGTTTTCGCGAGAGACAATAGGCAATGCCAAATGCCGGGTTGCAGAAAGAAAAAACATCTTAATGCACACCATATACAAAAATGGGCAAGCGCATCTACTTTGAGATTTGACGTTGATAATGGAATTACACTGTGTTACTGGTGCCACAAGAAAGTTACTGGACATGAAAATCTTTATCAATCGTTATTTCAAGGTATAGTGAGAAAAAATAATGGCTAAGATCAGACCTTTTACAATAATAAAAGACACAAGAGAAAAACAAGGATATACATTCGCAGCGTCTAGGACTAAATATCATTTCTGCAAAGGCATGGTAAATAGAAAACTAGACACGGGTGATTATAGCATTGAGGGGCTTGAAGACAAAATATGTATAGAAAGAAAGGCTAGTGTCGTAGAACTTGCCAACAACGTGGGGGTAAGTAGAAAAAGGTTTGAAGCAGAGATAGAGAGGATGAAAGAATTTCCTCATAAATTTTTAGTGTTAGAATTTTCCCTTACTGATTTGATGGATTTTCCAGAGGGTTCAGATGTTCCAGATAGAGAGATTAAAAATCTAAGGATTACAAATAAATATATGTTAAGATTTCTAATGGAGTTACAAATAAACCATAACGTTAATGTTATATTTTGCGATTCTAAGAAAAACGCTAAATGGACTGTTCTTAGCATCCTAAAAAGAATTAACGAGAAGTACAGCTTGGAGTAATCATGACAGCAAACCGAGATAGTGTAGGTGAGATCCACGCCTACAACATAGACGTAAAGAGTAGAGAAATTTATATAAATGAATTTGATGACTCTGGAGAGTCTGGCGGTGTTGATCACAGGATGTTGCAAAACTTTACTAAAAATATAAATATACTAAAGAATTTAAATAGAGATCCAATTACCATACACATGCAAACTGTGGGTGGTTGTTGGTATTCGGGGATGGGGATATATGACGCTATTAGAAGTTCTAGGTGCAAAACAAACTTTATTGGGTATGGTCAGCTGTGTTCTATGGGTACTGTTATTATACAGGCTGCAACAAGAAGGTTAGTTACAGAAAATTCAACCTTTATGGTTCACTGGGGCAGCAGCGAAATAAGCGGTCACTACCTTAGCGCGCAGAACCTTGCCGCTTTTGAAAAAGGGGCTGGAGATAAAATGTTAAGCATCTACGCTGAAAAGTGCCATAAAACTGGAAAGTATTTTAAAGACCGTGGGGATAGCTTGTCAAAAACAAAAGCGTACATCAAAAGAAAACTTAACAATGGCGACTGGTACATGGAGGCAGCTGAAGCTGTTTACTATGGTTTCGCTGACGGGATATACAGATGAATGAACTGAAAAACATAGATGAAGCTTGGCTGAACCTTGACGATATAAACAAAGAAGATCTAATTAATCCATTCAAGATGGTATCATTTAATGATGAGGATTATCATTTACGTTTAATATGGCTAATGACAAGGCCAGAGTACTTCTCTTTCTTATGTAAGCATGTATTTAACATTAATATTCTACCATCACAGGCTTTATTTCTATGCGAGATGTGGAATAGAAAATTTCCAATGCTCATAGCTAGCCGTGGTTTTGGTAAATCATTTATCCTGTCGCTATATTCTATGATCCGCGCCCTAATCCTACCAGACAGAAAAGTGGTAGTTGTTGGTGCCGCATTTAGACAATCTAAGGTTTTGTTTGAGTACATGGAAACGATTTGGAACAATGCGCCAATTTTAAGGAGTATGTGCGATGCGAATAGTGGACCACGTAGGGATGTGGACCGTTGTGTTATGCGGATTAATAAATCCCGTGTTACTTGTCTTCCTTTGGGAGACGGGCAGAAGATTAGAGGTCAGCGTGCTAATGATATTATATCTGATGAGTTTGCATCAATCCCGCGAGATATATTCGAGACAGTTGTCGCTGGTTTCGCTGCGGTTAGTTCAGATCCCATTGAGAACGTTAAGAAAATTGCTGCAAGGAAAAAGGCCGCCGAACTTGGAATAGAAATAGAGGAAGCTACAGACGATGTAATAGAAAAGAAAGACAACCAAATTATATTAAGTGGTACTGCTTACTATGACTTTAATCATTTTGCAGATTATTGGAAGAAATGGAAAGCTATAATTAAAAGTCAAGGTAAACCAGCCAGACTTAGAGATATATTTGGTGAAGATCCACCCAAAGACTTTAACTGGAAAGATTACTCTATTATTCGCATGCCTGATGAATTACGCCCAGAAGGCTTTATGGATGCCTCACAGGTTGCTAGATCTAAAGCGACTGTTCACGCTGGTATCTATCAGATGGAATTTGGAGCTTGCTTCACGCGCGACTCTCAAGGCTTCTTTAAAAGAACACTCATAGAACAATGCGTAGCCAACGAAGGCACTGATTCCAACGAGCCTATATTCGACATAGAGAAAAACCCAATAGTCTTTGAAGCTAAACTTATGGGCGATAAAGATAAGAAATATGTATTTGGTATTGACCCTGCTTCTGAGGTGGACAACTTTAGTATAGTTGTATTAGAGCTACATAAAGGCCATAGAAGAATCGTCCACTGCTGGACTACAAACAGAGGTGAACACAAAGAAAAGGTTAAGAGAGGCTATTCTAAAGAGACGGACTTCTATGCCTATTGTGTTAGGAAGATCCGCGATCTTATGAAGTTATTCCCTTGCCATCATATAGCGCTTGACGCTCAGGGTGGCGGTATTGCTGTCATGGAAGGCTTACACGATAAAGATAAAATACAAGAAGGTGAGCTACCCATTTGGCCTGTAATTAATGATGACAAACCTAAAGACACAGACGGTGAGCAAGGTTTACACATACTAGAGATGTGTCAATTTGCAAAACATGAATGGCTTGCTGAAGCAAATCATGGTATGAGAAAGGATTTTGAAGACAAGGCGCTTCTCTTTCCTCGATTTGACTCCGTTAGCTTAGGTATATCGAGCGCAGAAGACCAAATGAAGGGGAGGTTGTTTGACACCCTAGAGCAGTGTGTAATGGAGATAGAAGAGCTTAAAGATGAACTTGCCATGATCCAAATGACCCAAACCGCTTCGGGTCGTGATAAGTGGGACACTCCAGAAACCGTTGTTGGAACTGGTAAGAAGGGTAAACAAAGAAAGGATAGGTACTCTTCTCTTCTTATGGCTAATATGGCGGCCAGAATTATAGACAGGACTCCAGAGCAAGCTGAATACAATTTCTACGGAGGGTTTGCTACAGGCACTAAATCTAAGGATAAAGAGAAAAATATGTATATTGGTCCAAGCTGGTTTACAAATTCTATGAAAGATGTCTATTAACGTGTATAATATAAATGTATTCCAATTCCATTCCAATTGCTTGGAGAAACAATGAGTGACAATCATATGATAACGTGGGACGAAGGCAATCAGCAAAGCAAAAAAGACGCTTTCGATCAATTCTCCAATTCTTTAGACGCATACGAAGGTGTCTCAAAAGCATCTCGTTTCCATAGGGATTTCATTGACGTTGAGCCAAACCGCTCTGTACGTCCGTCGTTCACTCATAGCGACTACTACGCCTTCAGGCCAGAAGAGCAAGTCCCAACCAAGCAGAAGCGCATCATCAAGATGTGCATGGACGCTTACGATAAAGTGGGTATTATTCGTAATATCATTGACCTAATGGGCGATTTTGGCTGTCAAGGGATTAACATCGTACATGAGAATGAGAGTGTAGAGAAGTTCTTTAAACAGTGGTTTAAGAAGATTGATGGCAAAGAAAGGTCTGAGAGATTTCTAAACAATCTATATAGAACTGGTCAAACTATAGTTTATAGAAGTAATGCTAATATAACACCAGAGATTACTAAATATATTAAATCTATGGCTAATGACATTACCGTAGAGTTGCCAGAGATAGAGCGCAATCAAATACCTTGGAGGTATAACTTCTTTAATCCACTAAATATTGATATGAAGAATGGTAATATTAATATGTTCTTGGGTGTTAGAAACTACGAAATAGATTCTGGTGCTTTTCTAGATAACTTCAAAGAGGGTTCTGTACCAGCGCATGTACTAGATACACTTCCTCCAACCGTAAAACAAGCTATCAAGAAAGGTCAAAAGAAAATAGACCTAGAGAAAGATAGACTTTCTATATTCTACTACAAGAAAGACGACTGGCAAAGATGGGCAAACCCCCTCGTTTACGCTATTTTAGATGATATTGTCATGCTAGAAAAAATGAGACTAGCTGACATGTCTGCTCTTGATGGAGCGATTTCTAATATCAGATTGTGGACGCTTGGTAATCTTGACCATAAGATCCTGCCAAACAAAACCGCTATCAACAAGCTAAGGAATATTCTAGCAAGCAATACTGGTGGTGGTACTATGGAATTAGTGTGGGGTCCAGAGCTTTCTTACACCGAGTCTAACAGTCAAGTCTATAAGTTCTTAGGCTCTGAAAAGTACACATCTGTGCTTAATAGTATATATGCTGGACTTGGTGTACCTCCAACTCTTACTGGTATGGCTAATAATGGTGGTGGATTTACTAATAACTTTATATCACTGAAGACATTGGTAGAAAGATTACAATACGGTCGTGATCAACTAACTAAGTTTTGGGAGAGAGAGCTTGAACTAGTCCGCAAAGCTATGGGCTTCAGAAAGCCAGCGCACGTTGTTTACGATCAAATGAGCTTGTCTGACGAATCCGCAGAGAAGAACCTACTAATACAACTTGCGGATAGAGATATCATCTCACATGAGACTATCCTTGAGAGATTTAAAGAAATTGCTCCAGTTGAAAAAATGAGATTAAAGAGAGAGAGCAAGGCTAGGAATTCAGAAAAACTACCTGAAAAGGCAAGCCCTTTCCACAATCCCAACAAGCAATTCGAGATAGACAAGATGGACAAACAAGCGGAGATAAATGAGAAAGTGGCAGAAAGAAAAGAAAAGCAAAAGCCAGTAAACCCCAACGGTCGTCCTCCTAACAAGATTGACGAAGGTCCAAGAAAACAAAGGGTGGAAACTCCAAAGTCTACACCCGGAGTGGCTGAACTTATCCTATGGTCTAATAATACCTATGATAACATATCAGAAAATTTCAATAAGGCTTTCTTGGCGATAAACAATAAAAAGAACATGAGATCGCTAACCAAGGCACAAGTTGCCGATCTTGAGAAGGTTAAACTAGACATGCTCTTAAACCTTAAACCACTAGCTAAGGTTACTGAAGATGACTTTAAAGAAATCTTACACGCCAATAAGAAGATGCCAAGCACATTCAGAAAACACCTCGAAAATAATAAAATATCTACAGAATACATGTCTATAGATGAATATAAAAGGTCAGCCATTGCCTCGTATGTTGATTATGTCTTAGCCCAAAAATAGCTGTTTTTACAAAATTAATATTTTTAGTGTATATTTTCTTTAGAGGTAATTATGGCAATAAAAATTTATGAAAACGAAATAAATGACGGCATTGGCGATCTCGTTAAGAGTACCGCTAGTGTTGCGTACTGCTCTGAGGCAACCGTTCAAAAGGATATACCTGAAGAAATAGTTGCCAAAGCAGTAGCTGAAAATAAAGATCAAATAGATTTATACTATTTAGAATCTGTTTTAGTCTCTTGCGGTTGGAACAAGAATGACGACGTATTTCTCCCAGAAGCTACTTGGGCCGCTAGAAATACACCAGAAGACAAGCAGTTTAACTTTATGCACGATGAAAACGATATCATTGGGCATATTACTGGTAGTTATGTTTTAACAAAAGACGGAAAGGCGGTAGCTGATGACTCAGAGATGCCTGAAGATTTTGATATCATCACTCAAGCTGTTCTTTATAACAGTTGGACTGGTGAGGAAAACCGTGAAAGAATGGAGAAAATAATCTCTGAAATAGAGGAAGGCAAGTGGTATGTTTCTATGGAGTGTCTTTTTGCTGGATTTGATTACGCATTAACTAATCCTAATGGCGATAAGAAAATTTTAGCTAGAGATGAAGAATCTTCCTTCCTAACGAAACACCTCAGAGCTTATGGCGGTAGTGGAGAATACGAAGGTTATAAACTAGGTCGCGCACTTTCTAACATTGCTTTCTCTGGTAAAGGTTTGGTCTCCAAGCCTGCTAATCCCAGAAGTGTTATTTTAAAGAGTGTTGCTTTCAATTTAGATGACAATTCTGATTTTAATATAGGAGAATTCAATATGTCAGATAATTTGCTAGAAAAGCAGTTGGAAGAAGTTCGCGCTGAACTTACTACTGCTAAGGCTGAGAATGAGGCTATTAAAGCTCAAATCGAAGAAGCAAAAGATAAAGAGTTTGCTTCCAAGGTAGAGGCTTTTGAGGCTGAAATTCAAGAAAAAGACTCAAGCATTGCTGAACTTGAGGAAAGCATCAAGAGTACACAAGCTCGCGTTGCTGAACTTGAAGACGCTCTTGCTAAGTCCCAAGAAGAACTTACATCTGCTAAAGAGCATATGGAAGATATGAAGAAAAAGGAAAAGATGGAGAAGCGTAAAGCTGCTCTTGTAGAGGCTGGCTTTGACGTAGAAGATGTCGATGCTGCTCTTGCTGCTTTTGACGCTCTTGCTGATGAAGCATTTGACTCTGTTGTTGCTATGTATGGAAAAAAGCCAAAGGCTGACAAACATGGCGATAAAAAGGAAAAAGAAGCAGAAGCTGGTATGCCTCCTGCGTTAAAGGAAGCACTTGAAAAGAAAAAGGAAAAAGAAGCTAAAGCTGATGATGAAGAAGCTGAAGCAGAGGAAATTACCCCAGAAGCTTTTGAAGAAGTAGAAACATCTGAAGCTACTCTTGTAACCGAAAGCTCCGATGACCAGCTTGAGTCCACTCGCGCAAGCATTGCCGACTGGCTTTCTAACAACGTTTTCTCACAAAAGTAATTAAAATAGGAGATTAAAACTATGGCTCTTAAAGCAGATAGATATGAAGAATCAACTGACATCAGTTTCTTCTACAATGAAGGTACTGCCACCCGTGGTGGCGCTGTCGTTCTTGATGCCGCTGTTGCTTCTGGCGCAGCTATGGATCAAGGCGGAAACAAAGTTAAGTACGCAACAGCTGGTGTACCAGTTGGAATCCTTCTTAACGATGTTGTCAACAAGGACTTGACCAGAACTCACCTTAACCAATACAAGGACGAAGTTCAAAAAGGTGGTAAGGTTACTGTTTTGACTCGCGGTTGGGTTGTAACCAACATGATCGAAACCAGTATTGACCCAGTTGCTGGTGATATCGCTTACGTTTCAGCTTCTGAAGCTGGCGATTTGACTAATGCAGCCCCAGGTAGCTCTGGAAGCTTGGCCGTTGGTCGTTGGATGTCCCAAAAAGACGCAGACGGCTACGCTAAACTCTACGTCAACCTTCCTGGAATCGTATCCTAATTAACACCTTAAAGGAGATAAATACAATGTCATATAAAGAAAGACCAAGTGAAGAATTCATTACATTGCTTCGCCGTTCAGGTGACAATGATCAAAACGTAGCGTTTGCTGCGCAAAGAGAGTTTGCAAAAGCTCTTGAACTTCCTCTCCGTAAGGGCGTTTTGGTTGGCAACATTCTCGGAAACATTTTCGAGACCATCCAAGTCGAGCCAGGCGGAAGCACTGAGTATCCTTTGGATCTCATTAGCCCAGGACTTGAAGGCGAACACGTCGCTTACACCAATCCTGGTCATGGTCGCGTTCCTGAGAGATCAGTCGAAGGCGATTACGTCATGATCCCAACCTACAGCATCACAAGCAGTATTGACTACTTGCTTCGTTTTGCTCGCGAAGCTCGTTGGGACATCGTTGGTCGCGCTATGCAAGTTTTGGAAGCTGGTTTCGTCAAGAAGATGAATGACGATGGTTGGCACACCCTTCTTGCAGCTGGTGTTGACCGCAACATTTTGGTTTATGATGGTGACGCAACCGCTGGAATGTTCTCCAAGAGACTTGTCAGCTTGATGCAAACTGTCATGCGTCGTAACGCTGGTGGTAACACTGGTTCTGCTAATCGCGGTCGCTTGACCGACCTCTATGTTTCACCAGAAGCTCTTGAAGATGTTCGCAACTGGGGATTTGATCAGATTTCTGACGCAACCAGAACTGCCATCTACAACGCTGGTGGCGATGGCGCTCCTATCACCAACGTCTTTGGTGTAACTCTTCACGATCTAGATGAGCTTGGAGAAGGTCAAGAGTATCAAGACTTCTTCACTGGCTCCCTTGGTGGTGCAGTTCAAGGTAGTGACGCTGAGTTGGTTGTTGGTCTTGACCAAGGTGCTAACGACAGCTTTGTTATGCCAATGAAGCAAGCCGTTCAAGTCTTTGAAGATCCTACTCTTCACAGACAGCAGAGAGCAGGCTACTACGGGTTCGCTGAACTCGGCTTTGGCGTTCTTGACAACAGAAGAATCCTCTTGGGTTCATTCTAAGTTAGAAGCTAAAATGTAAATTTTATAGAGGGTTCCTTCTTTTTCGGGGGGAACCCTTTTTTAGTGTATAATACAATAAATGTCTATATTTTTAGGAATAGGAGTCTATAATGAGTACTGCTTTGTCGGACTATCTAGAGTCTGGTTTATTACATCACATATTTAAAGGCGAGGTTTTTATAAAACCTAGCGAAATAGCCATTGCGCTCTGTAGTGGTGTGCCAATAGATGCTCACACTGGCGAAACAATTCCTGAGCTTCCAAGTGGAATCAATGGTAGCGGGACTGGATACGCTAGAATAAGCCTTGGAGATCCCTCAACTGCTGGTAATACAACTTGGATTTACGAACAGCAAGATCATGATTATGGAAGTGGTTTAATTAAAAATTCTGGATCTATAGTTTTTGAAAAAGCTCTTATAGATTGGGGTTTTGTTTCAGGTATAGCTATTACCGACGACTCTCAATATGGATCTGGAAACCTTCTAATGCACTCAGAGCTAGCCAACCCAAGAATTGTCTATAAAGGCGATGCCGTAAAGTTTGATGTAACAAATCTTAAAATTAAATTTAATTAAGGTAGGGTTATGGCTGAGTACTCAGAAAATGATTTTATACTATCTTTAAATACTTTCTTACCAGACAACAGCACAGAACAAATATCTCCTAAAGATATTAGAGATGTTTTTACAAACGCTGTAGACTCTACTCATAGGTTCCTTGAGTTACACAGTGTAAAAGCATTAAATATAGAATCAGCACACCTACGCCAAACAAGGGTTGGTGAACTATCCCTTGACGGTCTAGACCTAACTTACGAATCTGGTGCAGACAATACTGCTATTGGGTATGCCTCTATGCAAGGCAATGTATATGGAGACCAAAATACTGCACTTGGAGCGTACTCTCTTAGCTGTAATCTAGACGGCAATTACAACACAGCTGTCGGATTTTCATCCATAGTTGGCTCTGTCGAGGGAGATGGAAACGTAGGGGTTGGTTTGAAAACTCTTTACAATCTCAGAGACGGCGATTTTAATATAGCTATTGGTCATGGCGCTGGCTATTACGTAGGGGCGTCAGACAGCTATCAATTTTATCTTGGCGCACACCCTGAAGCTTCTGGGTCTTGCTGCCTTGATGGTTCTGGCACACCGCTTCTTCGTGGTGACTTACAAGAACTAAAACTTGCTGTTGGCACTAATGAATTGCACAACTATGGAACACTTCAAGTTTCTGGAGATGCTTCTCCAACTGTAACTAGAACTTTTGACCTTGGTAACGACAATAGGGCTTGGAGATCTGTAAACGGTCAGCTACAGTTCACAACGTCTGATACTATTAAATCAACATCGCGTATTATACCATGTTACGACGGGCTTGATCTTGGATCGCCTGATCTCAGATGGGACGGTTTTTTTAGAGATGTTCAAGTTTATGGAGACTTAACAGTAAATGGCGAAACCATTTGCGGGTCTGGTTCTGGGATAAGGTTTGCTGAAGGGTTTTTTATAGAAGACTTAACTGCACCAACTGATTTTTGCAGTCCAACTTCTGGTTTATTTGTAGAAAAAAGAACTTGTGGAGGTGTTTGTGAAGATGGAGATACGTACTATGCAATTAATAGAGATACGAATTTGGAAGTAGCAAGTGGTACTTACTCTCAGTTCGCAAAACAAAACGGTGAATGGCGCCCTATATGGACCAGTTGCGCTTCTACACCTCTTCCAACGACTACAACAACTACCGCTCCGACGACTACAACAACTACCGCTCCGACGACAACAACAACTACTGCTCCAACGACTACGACCACTGCTGATCCTGGAGGGGGAGGGTTTACGACTGCACCTCCATAAGAATTAAAATATGAGGAAAATTAATGAGGAAAATAACGATAGGAATGGCGCACCACTCGGACTTTCATGGTGCCTACTTTAGTATTCAGGATATTATTAAAGAATTACGATTTAACAAAAGAGAGGACTTATTAGATAGACTTGAATTTGTAGTTATTGAAAACGCAAAAGATAACGAACACGCGCAAGCTGTTAAAAACTTACAGGGCGGAACAGGACTTGGTGGAAAATTTAGAGTTATAGATTTTCCAGATTCTCAAGGAACATCTGCCACTAGAAACAAAATCATTGAAGAAGCAAAAACAGATTTTGTTCTTGTTATGGATTGTCACGTTCTACTTTGCCCAGTTGTACAAACCCTAGAAAAATTGTTTCAGTTTATAGATAAATACCCAAATACAATGCACTTGTATCAAGGTCCACTTGTCTATGATAATTTAAGAATGATCTCTACACACTTTAATGATGAGTGGGGAGGTCAAATGTGGGGAAGGTGGGGCAACGCTTGGGCTTGCAAATGCAAACAGAAAAACTTTAGCGTTATTAATGATAATAATAATTGTAAAATAGTAGATTTAAAAAATCAGAACCAAATTCAGTATTGTGACCATTGCTACACTATTTTTCCGCAAGAACTAGCTTTTTCAGGTCATGAAGGTATACTTGAAAAGCTTGGATTCACAAGACTTGGTTTTGATCAAGATGAAAACGAGTTTGAAATTTTTGCACAAGGTCTTGGTCTGTTTTTTACCGCTAAAAGATCTTGGCTTGGATTTAACGAACACTGTAGAGGTTTTGGTGGAGAAGAGTGTTACATTCATGAAAAGTACAGAAAAGCTGGGAGGAAAGCTCTATGCTTACCATTTTTAAAATGGTTGCACAGATTTGCTAGACCAGACGGCGTTAAATATGAATTAACAATAGATAACAAAGTTAGAAATTACATACTAGAGTTTACTGAATTGAATATGGATTTACACCCTGTTCACAAAGAATTTGTAGAAAATGCTAAATTCGATGAAAATAAATTTAATGAGTTTCTAGCAGAGGCAAGGTCAATATACGGAAGCTAAAATGGGTAAACCTAGAAACTGTAACTGTTGTGATTTTAATTTACCTTCTGGGTTTGTTTGCATTTATTGCGACGACTCTGGAGATCCTGTTTGTACAGAATCTCTTACATCAGTTCAGTGTTCTGGCGTAAGTGGTATCCACATGCCGGGGTCGTGTAGTGATTTTCCTGGTAGTTACTGCGGAAAGTGTGACGATGATTTTGAATCTTCTCCATGTGAATCATTTTTCTTATCGAAAAACGGCCCCGCTAAAGGCAACTCCAATGTTTTTGCCAGTGGGTCTTATTCGCCAGAAAAACCTCTTGATTTAGAGCGTATCCCTAATTTTACTTCGCATTTTAAGCGAGGTCATCATCTTCGCGATTACAAAGGCACTGGAACTCACGGTTGGTTGTCTGGAATTGTTCCCATAGGGCCGATTGACACCGCTGGTTCTAATGCAAGACTTGAATTTGTTAACAATCAATTTCCATACATAGAAGGTGATACTCCTACAGACATAGATTATATTGGACTTTGCGATAAACGTCGAGGAAGTAAATATGGATGTGCAACAATAAAATTTAAAAACACTGTTGTAGGATCAACTACCACAAAAGTTGATAAATTTCATTTAAAAATAGGTACATTTCAAAGATATGGTGATACTGCTTTTTTAACTTCTGTTCTTGTGGCAAATAATCAAATGGTTCCAGCAAAATATGTAGGACCATTTACAAGCGCGTCTGAACACATCAATAAATTTAATTCTGTGTGCGAAGACCCAGCAGACGCTGTTGGAAGAGGGGGTAATGGCACTGTCTATGAAGGAGTTGCACACATACATTCATTTTTTAATGACAGTTCAGCCCACTGTTATGGTGATTTACCAATGGCTTGTTGTGCAAGTCTTACTAAATCAATGAGTGCGGAATACGAATTTGACGTTAGTTCTTTTCCAGTCGGCACTTGTTTTTCTTTACATAATTTTGCGAATGTAGGTACATCTAGTTCAAGCTATGGATACTTTGAGCTTACAGGTGAAAGCCCATTGTTTTTTGAAACAAGCACTCCAACCTCTGATCAAAATTTTCCACAATGTAGTCAAGGTTTCTTTAGTGATAATTATCCTGGGTGTCGTTTTTCGATGCCGGGATTTAATTGTGATCCACCACCTCCACCAGTAACCACAACTACAACGCAAGACCCATGCCCTCCTGATAGTCCAAGTGTCATTCATTGCAGGTATGATTACATAGAAAGCAACTCAGCCGACGAACCGCCAGGACACCGAAAGTGGAGGCGAAGAGGTTTTCCCTCCAACAGTAATTGTGAATGTAATTGCCCCTCTATCGCCCAAATTGCCAACGAATGGAATTCGGCTAATGGTGGAGAGCCACAAATCGGTCAGTGCGCCGATGCTTATGTTCCTTGTTGCAGACCAAGCCCTCCTCGGTCCTGTTTTGATTATACTGTAACATTCAACCCTGAGTGCGGCACAACCACTACTACCACTGAAGGTCCAACAACAACAACTTCAACCACTGATCCACCTGAAGAGCCATTTTTTGTAACCGTTTGCCATGAGCCATTACCTTGTGCTGGTTGTCCCGAAAAAACACAGGAAACAAAAAGTTGTGTTGACTTCCCTAATAAAGCTCAAGCAGACGCTTATGCCTCAGATCTCCAAAATATGGGTTTGACCCCAATTAAAGGCCCTGGCACTTGTGATGATGCTACGTTTTTTACGTGTAAGTCGTGCGATGACTCTGGCCCGTGTACTACAACTACAACCGCCACTCCAACAACAACTACAACCGCAACTCCAACCACAACTACAACTCAAGCCCCCACCACAACAACGACTACGGGCGCCCCAACTACCACAACAACCACTGAAGCTCCAGTTATCATCTGCTGTTGCTACAGTGACGCCGACAGTAGCTTAATAAGCTGCACGGAAACCGATTCTGCTGGATGCGCTACCAACAGCGCGATCCCAGGACAAAGTTGCAAAAGTTACGTAAAAGGTAGCAATAAGCCGGGAGGTGGAATTGGAGACATCTTTAATAGCTGCTTAGATTGCCCAGACCCAGACGTTAACACCACAACTACAACTACAACCCCTGCTCCTGAACTTGGGTGCTGCCGTGATTGCGCATCCGACTGCTGTGGGTTTGGAATATTCTACCAAGATGTTACCGAGGAATTTTGCGATGGAATTGGAGGAGCGTTTGACCCCCGTTGTTTCATAACTTCTCTTCTTGCGCCATGTTGCACTTCTGACGATTGCCCTCCATGTAGTGATTGCACTGAGGAACCTGACCCTGAAGAACCAGATGGCGACGGTGACGGTGACGATCCTGGCGACCCCACCCCTGACCCCCTTTAACCCTGATTAATTAATAGATTAAAAATCTAAGGTAATTAGTGTATAATTTATAAGACAATTTATTATTACCAATAACGGAACATAATATGGCTTTAATAATAGCAGATAGAGTAAAAGAAACAACAACTACTACGGGAACTGGCAATATTTCCCTTAGTGGCGCTACATTTGGTGGTTTCCAAACTTTTGCTGAAGCTATTGGTGACGGCAATGTAACCTATTATTGTATACAAAATGACAGCCAATTTGAGATTGGTATTGGTACTTATACCGCTAGTACAAACACCCTTAGCCGAGATACCATATTTCAAAGCTCCAATAGCGACAATAAAATAAATATTGATGGTATAGGAATTGTATTCTCGGTTGTTCCAGCAGACAGACTTGTTTATAAAGATGCTGACGATGCCGTAGTTTTCCCAACCCCGTTTGCATTTAAAAGATCAGACGACGGTGATTATTGGCAGGCATACTCTACAGATTACACAAACAGGGTCACATCCTTCTTTTTGGAAGAGGGTACAGACCCAACTTGGAAAATCGGCCTCAAAACAAGCACGTCTCAAATAGTAGCCCCTTACTATGCATATGTTTCTGCTAAAGACGGGTTTATTGAATTAAGAGGAAATGCTAATTCTATATTGAGCATAGGAGATGAAGACGCTCAGGGCCTACAAGTAAACCACCAGCTTAAAAATATTATAGATATACGTAAAAATGGTGGTGAAATAGCAATCCAAAACTTGGATCTTAACTCAGACCAAACTACCACAGCAAAGAATGGCTCTGTAGCTTATACGGTTTTTGCGGTTGAGTCTAGCGCTGGTCATGCTTCTGATCTTCAAACTTGGAGTGTGGCGACAGACCAAAAAGCCAGTTTGGATCAATATGGTGATTTTGAAACTGTTGGAAACGTGATAGCGCCAAGCGGTAGGTTTAACGCAGTTAGATTTTCTGACGGATCTGTGCAAACAACTGCCGCCCTGCCGTTCGCAAGTGGCGCACTGATAGATCAAAATGCGGCAGACATAGTAACTCAAAGTGGGTATTTTCAGTCAGCTATAGATTTAATAGATAGCGCTACCGTTAG